ATGCGACGTCCGACAACTTCCGGAAACTCCTGCAATTGCCATGCTTGAGCGGACATTGCGTGATAAATCCTACCACCGAAACGCATCTGCTCTCATTTTGTGTTATTCTGCAACACCGAGGATGAGGGAGAGCGAGAGACAGGCGTGATCGGGCAGGGTCTCCTCGTCCTCTTCGCCGTCTTTGTTGTGGTGCCTGGGATCGCGGCCCTCTATGACCGACGGCTTCCATGAAGATCCCGTCGCGGTACGGGGAGAAGGTTCTCTATGAAGCCAAGGGCGCGAGCGACGTGCGTGCTGCCCTCGAGCAAGCCGTCGCGAGCGGCGCCAACCTGCGCGGCGCCAACCTGCGCGGCGCCAACCTGCGCGACGCCAACCTGAGCGACGCCAACCTGCGCGGCGCCAACCTGCGCGACGCCAACCTGAGCGACGCCTACCTGCGCGACGCCAACCTGAGCGACGCCAACCTGCGCGGCGCCAACCTGCGCGGCGCCTACCTGCGCGACGCCAACCTGAGCGACGCCATTGGGCTAGATCACCCTGAGTGGGCCAACGCCCTCCTCATCCTCGCGGACCAGGTCGGAAAAATTCGGGCCTACAAGCTCGTCAACGCCCAGGGCGAGGGCATCTACAACGGTGGCCTCCAATACGAGAAGGGTGAAACGCTTGAGGTCAAGGATGCGAACACCGACCCACTAGAGCAATGTGCCGCAGGAATCAATCTCGCCACGCTTCCCTGGTGCATCCGATATTGGCAGCCGAGCTACCGCATCCTCGTAGCTGAGTTCCGGGCCGCCGACATCGCAGCAATACCCCTTGGAGATGGCAAGTTCCGCGTCCACCGCTGCAAGATCGTCGGCGAGAAGGATCTCAAGGGATTGGGCCTCGAATCTTGACTGAGCCGCGCCCTAGCTCACCGGCTAGAAGCGCTGCGGCGGGAGCCGCTGGGATCGGCTCCGCTCTGGGCGCGGGGGTTTCCCCCTGGAACTCCCCGCCCAAGTCTTCAGACGACTAACTAAAGGAGGGTGCATGAGTAAGCAACGAGTGAAGCTCGGCAAGAAGTACCGGGACACGATCTCGGGTTTTGAGGGAATCGCAACAGCGACGTACAACTACCTGAACGGCTGTGTTCGGGTGGAACTGACAGGCGAGTATCTCGCAGACAAAGAGAAGATCCCCTGCAAGGTATTTGACGATGAGCAGGTAGAGGAAGTCAAGGCGCCCGCGAAGCCCAACGGCAGACGTTCCGGTGGGCCGCAGTCGATGGACCCGGTGAGCAGGCCATGATCGGACTGCTAACCGTCAAACCCGGCAACGAGCCGGAGGTCGGCCAGACCATCTACCTCACCGCTGAGCAGAGGACTGGCAAATCGGGCAACCCCTACACGAAGCTGACCCGAAACACAGAAGAGTACGGCGGCAGCCCCTACACGGTCCTGAAGGCCGAAAAGACCGACTTTACCGACAGCCATGGCAACGTCAGCTTCAACGTAGAGGCCGAGCCCGCTGAGGGTGCCACCAGCGCCCCTGAAAGCGCTCCTAACACATCGAACGGGCGTTCGGGGGGAGACAACCGCGGCGAGGACATAGCCCGCGCCGTCGCCTTCAAGGAAGCGTCCCGCCAGATTGCTGCTCGCGGCCCCGGCGACCCGAATCCGGCGAATGTCGCCGCCGCCGTCCGCGAACTGACCGAGCACTTCCTGCCCATCGTCAAGGGCACCGGAGCGGCCGACCCAAAGGCAGAGGCCCTCGGCCCCGCCTCCGGTTTAGACCACCGGCGGAGTAGAAATGCACAGTAGCTCGCTTATCGGGGCATCCCCGGCCCTGGGCGTCGATCCCACAATCGCCGTTGAGCTCATCTTGCTCCAAGCAGAGCTGCTCAGGGTCCAAGCCGGCCTGGACGCCAGCCCTCAGGAGGCAGCGGGGGATGACCCTCGCCTCCGTGATCTCTCACCTTTAGCCCGGGGATTGGCCACGCCTAAATGCACTTGTCCCATTTGTCTGGGACGCAAAGCTGCGGCGCCTTCGCCGTGGTTGGGGCGGGTTTGGACTTGACCCGCCCCGCAACCTTCGGCGCCTTTGAGCGCCATGAGATGCCAAACCACACTGCCTGCTTCTACCGCAACCACTCGTATTGGGAGCAAGTCAGGGAGGTGAGTGGCGAGTGGAGGGCAGTTCGGGATTCCCGGCTGCCCTCATCGTCATCCATTGCGCCATTTGCCGATCCTGATCCGGAGAGCCTCATGCGTTACGTACTTCGGGTGGAGGCGGATGATCTAAAGCCATATGAACGGGAACTGCTGGCAGCGGCTCCTGGGCTTGGCGTCAAAATGGATCAGCCGACCTACCTTGTCCTTCGTGATGCCAAAGGCGCGGTTGGCACCGCAGTTCACAAAATCTTTGAGGAGGGATTCCGGGGCGTCTTCACCGCCGATTACCCAAGCGTGGCAGAGGGTCACGTTCGCGCGGTGCATTTGTTCTTCTTTGAACACCGCCCCAAGCCGCTTGAGCTAGAGCAGGTCGTCTATTCCAAGCGCCACCGCTTCGCCGGTCGCTTCGACGCGCGGGTCAAAGTCGGTGGAGGGGTCTTTCTGCTTGATCTCAAAACCGGATATGTCGGTCGGAGCGCTCACGTCCAGATGGTCGGCTACGACCTCGCAGCTGAGGAGTGCGGCGTCGGCGCCTCCGACAAGCTCTTCATCCTCCAGACGCGCGAGAACGGCACCTACACGCTTTGGCCGTGCCGCAGCACCCGGGCGGATTTCCTCTTGGCCTTGGGTCTTTACCGCGCCGGCCTAGCCACCGACAAGGCGACCCGCGCTGACTACAAGCAATTGGTGGCCGCGTGAGCGCCCTGGACTTCCGAAAGCTGCGGCGTCGGATGGTCTTTGAGGGCTTCTGCGACAACGGCTGCATGGGCGGGAATGAAGGCGTCTTAGGCGCTGCTGTAGCAAGCCATCGCCTTGCGATTGCTGGGCACCCCGCGGGCGTCTACTGCCCTACCTGCGTGAGGCGCATGAAGAAGGCGTGGGAGCAGGCGCTATGACGCCAAGAGACCCCCACGGAGAGCAAACAATGGATTGGCTTTACGGACAGCCCCTCGTTGAATGGATAGAGCGAGAGGTCGGTGCGGAGACGATCGCCAACTCAAAGTCCATCGGCGACAGGTGGGCGCGAGCGATCCACCGTTGGCGCTATGGGGCCTCAGCGGATTTCTATTCGGTCGACGAGTTCTTCCAAACGGTACTCGGCATCCACACCGCCGTCTCCCGCTTACCCGCGCGGCTGTTCCGCACTGGTCGGTTGCCCAACTACAAGCGCCCACAGGAGCTTAGGGATCATGTCGTGCGGCTCGCGGAGGAAGGCCAATCGCCGACACACTTAGCACTGGAGTACGGCGTTAGCCCTGACTCGATTGGCAAGTGGCGGAAGCAGGCGAAGAAGGTTGCGGCGTGAACCGCATCCGTCTCGACACTCCCGAAGCATGCCGGGTCGAGCTCGAGCGATGCTCCTCGGGGCTCGCATGGCTGGATCACGCCTACAGCCTCGCCAGAGATGCCGTAGACGACGCGGAGCAGACCTACAACGCATTCGAGGCGGACGCGGCGGTGGCGGCTCGGAAGCAACTCGGCAAGGGCGCGACCGCGACGGAGGTCAAGGGCGCAATCACATCCTGGGTTCTGAGCAACGAGCATGCCGATAGCGCGAGCATCGACCTCTACAAGGCCCGGGCCATGCTCGACAAGCTCGAGCGCTACTTCCGCTCACTTGAGAAGCGGTTAGGGGCGGCGCAGTCCGCGGCTAAGCAGCACGACGCGGCCCCTGGCGACTACGGGCAGCAGAGAGGCGCGGGAATCTAGTGACTTGGGCGAAGCTCGACGATCGCTTCCACGCGCATCCAGAGATCGAGCGCGCCGGTCTCGCCGCAACCGGGCTCTATGCGATGAGCCTCTCCTACGCAGCCTGCTACGAGACAGACGGTCAACTTCCTGATGAATGGGTAAGAAAGCGGAGTCGCCCGGGCATTCCAGGCCGCCTCGTTGAGCTCGGCCTGTGGGAGCGCATCGACGGCGGCTACCTCATTCCAGACTTCCTCGACTACAACCCTTCACGCGCCGACCTGACAGCGCAGCGTGAGCGAGACAGACGCCGGAAGCGTGACGGAATCCTGACGGAATCCAAACGGACCCGGGTCGGGTCGGGAACGGGTACGGGTTCTAAGGACGCAAGTAGAGAGAGAAGCAAGGGCGCGACGGTTTCGCAGCTTCACCCACGAGAGCCAGGACCGGCAGCGGCATGAACGCTGCGCCCCACCTTCGCGTTGTCGACGCCGAAACGGGCGAGATTCCCGATGATTGCCCTTCCTGCAAAATCCTGCGCGAGCAGCTGGCCGGCGCCGAGCGCGACCTGCGGGCATGGCGGTCGCGCTACGCCAAGGCTGTCCGTGACAAGGAGGCCGAGGCCCGCTCGCACGACCTCTGGAAGGACGCCGAGAAGCTCTTTTCCTACTGGCGCCGTCGCACTGGCCGCACCCGACCTCAGTTCACGGCAGACCGCTTCTGGCTCGTCTTGCCCTTTCTGCTCAAGGACGGAGCGGACCAATGCCGGCGCGCGATCTATGGACGCGCCTATGACCACTATGAGGCGCGCCGTAAGAACGGCAGCATCATTCGCTACTACGAGTGGGAGAGGATCTTCGGGTCGCGCGGGGAGTTCGAGGAGAGCGTCAACCGCTGCCCGTCCGACGCCGACACCCTGGACGATGACGCTCGCGAGCAGGAGGAGAAGATTTGACCGCGCGGGACTACCTCGAGCGCCACGCGATTGACCCGACTCTCGCCCACAAGCTCGGCGTCGGCGTCCACAACGGCGCCCTGACTTTCCGCTACACGCGACTCGGCGGGCGCAGCTTTGAGCGCCGCAAGCCCCTCGACGGCGGGCTCACCTTCCAGCCCAAAGGTGAGCCACTCTGTCTCTACTGGCCCGCTGGCCGCAACCCCGACCGCAAGGAGATCATCCTCTGCGAGGGTGAGGCTGACTGCCTCGCGGCGGCGACGGTCATCGCCTCCGACCTCGAATCCTGGCGAAACACTCTGCCGGTTGGATTACCTGGCCTCGGAATGCCCACGCTGCGAATCCTCTCCGAGCTCGCCGATCGTCAACGCATTTACGTCGTCCTCGACGCGGACCTCAATGGCCGCGGGCAGCGCAAGCAGGCGCAGCTAATCCGCAGTGGTCGGAGTGCGCCACCGCCTGGCCCCTACCCGGTATCGGTCGAACTTGAGGAGGGCCAAGACCTCTCGGACACGCTGGCTGAGGTTCCCGAGGACAGCCGCAGCGTCTTCCTCGCCGACCTACTCGCCGACGCGGAAGCAGCCGACCCCTACTCGTCGAGGCGGGCGGCGTGAAGCCGTTTGGCATCTCGCTCCTCTGGGCGTCCCGCAGCCGACCCAACTGCGCCTCGGATGGATCACCCGACGAGGAAGTGCGCTGCCCGGATTGTGATGGCGATACCTGGCCGAACCCCGACGGGAGCCACACATGCCCAGCCTGCGGGATCGTGTTCGCGCGATGACCTGCTGGCTCACCCACCTCGGCCCTTGCGAGTACCGCCCAGATGGGCAACCCGACGCCGCCCACATCGGCTTCAGCAAGCGCGAGCTCCGCGCGATATGGGAGCGCGAAAGCGCCAAGCGCAAGATCGTCGGTGAGCACCCGAACGAATCCATCCTCGCCCTTGGGCGCGATGAGTTCGCCTGCGATCGAAGGCTTATTCGCCCGCTCTGCCGGCTGCATCACAATGCGCTCGACAATCCGAACCAGCCGCCGCACCTACGCTGGGAGCAGCTACCCGAATCGGTCTTGGAATTCGCTGACGAGTTCGGGCTGCTCTACCGGCTCGAGCATTCCCATCCTCGAACGGAGGCCGCGTGACCGCCCAAGTCGTCTCCATCGAAACCGCCCGCAAGTCCCGCGCCCAGGGCGGCTACCTCACCAAGACCCAACTCTCAGAGCAGCTTGAAATGTCTCCGCGCTGGATCGAGTACCAGGTCGCAGCCGGCATGCCCTCGCACCTATTCGGCAACCGCCGCCGATTTAGACTGGCTGAGGTTGAGGACTGGCTAGCGAAGGAGAGCGCATGGGCGAGGTAAAGCAGATGCGAGCGGTGACGGTTGTGGCTGAGTTTGAGACGGATAACCCGGACCTTCCGCAGACCCTCGTTGACAGGGTTGGCGAGCATGGGAACGTGGAATATCACCATCCCTCCGGCCAAGTAACGATCCGCCTTGACGCGACCGGAGAGGGGAAGGCGACCGAACAAGCACGCGAGCAGCTTGATCGTTTGGCCGAAATCGCGCCTGAACTTCATGGCCCCTACGCGCTGTCGATCAGGGTCGAAGAACTAATCGCCCACGCTGGCGCTTGGTATCGCCCCGGCGAGCAATTCCACATTCCGCCGAGCGCGTGAGCGTCTACCGCAACAAGCGAACGGGCAAATGGGTAGCGAAGACCTGGCACAAGGGCGCATGGCGCTACCACGGCACCGCGCATCCCACTCGCAAGGCGGCCCGCGAAGCTGAGCAGGCAGCCCTCAAGCAGAGAATAACCAGGGAGATCACGGTTAGCAATTTTGCGAAGGTCTGGCAACGCGACTACGCTCGCCCCGCCGCGGCCTCCCGCCGCACCTACCGCTACGGCCTCAACGCCCTGCTCGCTGAGTTCGGCAACCGCAGGCTCGACGCAATCGACCGCCCCGAGGCCCGTGCCTGGGCAATCCGCCAGTCCGAGATGGCTGTCCGCACGGCCAGGACCATGTATGGCGATGCGCTGCGCGATGGGTTAGTGGAGCTCAACCCCTTCGCCGCCCTGCGCCTCAAGCGCTCCCGCGGGCGCAAGGACATAACCGCGCTCACCGAGGAGGAGATCGACGCGCTGGCACACACGGCGCTCGAAGTCCTCGACCCGGAGATGGGGCCGCAGCTTTCCGCCCTGATCCTCGTCGCTGGCTACTGTGGCCTGCGCCCCGGCGAACTGTTCGAGCTCCGCTGGGGCGACCTCAACGCCGACGAGATGACCGTCGCCCGCTCGCTCGACGTCACGGGCGCCGTCAAGCCCCCAAAGAACGGCGAGCCGCGGACGATCATCATTCCGCCGAAGGCCCGCGCCGCGCTTGTCTCCCTACCCCGCAGCATCGACAGCGACCTGATCTTCACCACCGCCCGTGGCAAACGCTTCCGCAAGACGAGCCTGCACTACTGGTTCAGCCAGGTCCGCGCAGCCGCAGGGCGCCCACAGATGGATTTCTACGAGCTTCGCCACGCCTGCGCCCACTTGCTGCTCATGCGTGGCGCGACACCAGAGGACATTGCGGTTCAACTCGGCCATAAGGATGGCGGCACCCTAGTCCGTACGCTCTACGGGCACCCGTCTGAGGAGGCTGCGAGGGGACGACTCAAGCGCATGTTCGCGGAGCCGGTCGAACTCAGCGAGGTCAAGAAGCGGAGGGCATCGTGAAACAGACGGTCTATGGGATGGAGGCGGTTCGCATGATCATGATGTGGCCGATCTGTGCGATCCGAGGGCACAGATGGTTGCCAACCGGGTTTCGCTGCGAGCGCTGCGGCTATGTGAACGAGGATCTCTTTAGGAGGGCAGTGGTCGGCTTGAAATCCCTTGAACGCCTGTTCAAGAGCTATGGGCAGACCGTGGCCGAGGCGACCGCAAGCATTCATGATTTCGCGGCGGCGATGGAGAAGGCCAAAATCGCCGCGCGTTCCTCCAAGCCCTATGTATGGGGAGCCGAAGACCGGTGACAAACAGGTGACACCGTGATTGCCCCCACGCCTAGCCCACGCACGACTGCGCCCTTTAGCAACCCACCGCCCGCACTAGGAAGGTTCGGACGCACAGGCGCGCACGGGCGCGCAACCTCAACCGGGCAGGCACGCAGAACCCCGCAGAGCCGCGCAGGTTTCCTCCCTATTGCTGTTTGCCTTGACCGCAAACCGGTGATAGACCGGTGACAAAAAAGGCAGGGACCGGTGACATTTACGCTGACTTCTTAGCGACGAAGGAACGCCGCATCGCCGCGGCTGGGGTTGAGGTTGAACCCGATGATCTCCATCCGACTCTCTATGAGTTTCAGCGGGACGGGACGGCATGGGCGCTGAGAACCGGGCGAGCGGCTCTGTTCTGGGACTGCGGTCTGGGCAAGACCTTCGCCCAAGTCGAATGGGCTCGCCATTCAGCTGACAAGAGCCTGATCGTCGCGCCGCTATCGGTCGCGCGCCAGACCGTCCGCGAGGCAGAGAAGATCGACTGCGAGGTTCGGTATGTGCGCGATGGGCTAGACGCCGATGGCCCCGGAGTCTGGATTACCAACTATGAGATGATCGAGCAGTTTGACCCAGCGCAGTTCGGTGCGGTCGTGCTGGACGAGTCCTCAATCCTCAAGAGCGTCGATGGCAAGACGCGCACCAAGCTGATCCAGATGTTCGCAACGGTGCCGCGGCGACTCGCTTGTACCGCTACGCCAGCGCCGAACGATGTAGCTGAGCTAACCAACCACGCCGCCTTCCTTGGCGTGATGAGCCGCGCCGAAATGCTTGCCTCCTATTTTGTAAACGACGAGCGCGACTGGCGACTCAAAGGGCATGCGATCGGTCCCATGTTTCGCTGGATGGCTGGGTGGGCGCAGGCAATTCGACGCCCCTCTGACCTCGGCTATTCGGACGATGGCTACGAACTGCCCGAGCTCTCGATCATTTCCCAGGCAGTCGACGTCGACCTGACGCCAGACAACCAGCTGTTTGCGACCGATCTCGGCGGCATCGGCGGTCGGGTGGCCGTCCGACGCCAGACGATGGCCGCGCGAATCGAGCGAGCAGCTGAGCTAGCCGCAGACGATGAGCAATGGGTTGTCTGGTGTGGGTTGAATGATGAGGCGCGGGGCTGCGCCGAGGACATTGAGGGTGCCGTAAATGTCGAGGGCAGCTGGGCGCCAGACGATAAGGCCCATGCGCTTGAGGCGTTTCAGGACGGAGCGATCAGGGTGCTCGTCACCAAGCCAAGCATCGCCGGTTTCGGCATGAACTTCCAGAACGCCCACAAGATGGCCTTCGTCGGCCTCTCCGATTCCTACGAGTCCTATTACCAAGCGATCCGTCGCTGCTGGCGCTTCGGGCAGACCGAGCTAGTCGAGGCGCATGTTGTCGTTTCTGAGCTTGAGCGCGGAATCGTGGAGAACGTCAGACGCAAGGAAAGGGAGGCTGCTCGGATGATCGATTCGCTGGTTGCCCACATGCGCCCGGAGTTGGTGGCTGCGTGAGTGACGTTTACGAAACTGACGACGCACAGGGCGAGGGTTGGCGCCTGATGCTTGGCGACTCCTGCGAGCGCATGGCCGAGATCCCGAGCAGCACCGTCGATCTCTCCATCTTTTCGCCTCCGTTCGCAAACCTCTACACCTACTCGCCATCGGTACGCGACCTTGGCAATAGCAAAGACCGCGAGGAGTTCCTTGAGCATTTCGATTTCGTGCTTCAGGGGTTGCGACGGGTCACGCGTCCGGGTCGACTGGCCTGCGTTCATGTCCAGCAGCTTTCGACAACCAAGGCGACCCACGGCATTATCGGCTTGACGGACTTCCGAGGGCAGGTAATCGCCGCCTTCCAGAAGCGAGCATGGATCTTTCACGCCGAGGTCACGATCGACAAAGACCCGCAAGCCCAAGCGATCCGCACCAAGGCCCAGGCGCTCATGTTCGGGACGCTCAACCGCGACTCGGCAATGAGCAGGCCGGCAATGGCCGATTACCTGCTGATGTTCAGGGCACCGGGCGACAACTCGACCGCAATCAAGCCCGACTGCGATAACGAGACTTGGATCGAATGGGCGCGGCCAGTTTGGTACGACATTCGGGAAACCGACACGCTGAACGCGCGAGTCGCGCGCGAGGACGCCGACGAGCGCCATATCTGCCCGCTTCAACTTCCGCTGATTGAGCGATGCGTGAGGTTGTGGTCTAACCAAGGCGAACACATCTTCAGCCCGTTCGCTGGCATCGGCTCTGAGGGAGTAGTCGCGGTTGAGCAAGGCCGCACGTTTACGGGCATCGAACTCAAGCGGTCCTATTGGCAAACGGCCGTCGAAAACCTAGACACTGCGACCCGTCAACTCGCACTGGAGGCAGCCTAAATGCCTGATGCCAAGGGGAACTTCCGCGGGATCAGCGTGCCCCGCGACCTACCCAGCGAGTCCAACGATTACATCGAACAGCTACTAGCACGTGCCGAGCGCGCCGAGAAGGAGTTAGAGCTTGTACGCCACAACCACGCTGATCGAGTCGGAGACTTGGCCAGGATGCGGCAAGACCGTGACGAAGCCCAGCGGGAGACTGAACGGCTGAAAGTTCAACGTGACGAGTTAGTGCCGCTCGCGTGCGGGGAGGGCGGCGACCATGATCCGCGTTGCGATGATGATTGCGGACCCTGCGGTGGAACAGGCGGGGTCGAAGCGAACCGCTGCCTCTACTGCGGAGGGTCGGGTAAGTGCCAGGGCTGCTCAGTCGGCTATCGGCTGCGTGTCTGCCGTCGTGAACTGAAGGAGTTGCGAGAGCAATGGGCAGACGGCACACTGCTCAAAGAAGCCCAGGATCGGGTCCGGCAGTTGGAGGCCGACGAGGATTCAATCGGAGGCCGACCGCCAGTCCTGCCCCGCGACGCTGACCGCATCCGAGTGGTGCTCAAGGTAATCGACGGCAAGAAGCTGGTCGGCAACGAGGACGCGGCGCTCTACTACGCGCGGGAGCAGCTAGAAACGAAGCTCAAGGCGTTGGAGGCAAAGTGAGCGGGCTAGAGGCACGAGGAAAAGGCTCAGCCGAGGTTGAGGAACTGGTCTGCTCTGAGTGCGGGATGCCAATGGAAGGAACGCGCTGGATCAACCGAAAAGCCGACGAGCACTATTGCTTGCGCCACGAGGACGAGGACCGAGAGTTCCGACCTCCAATGGTTCCAACGATCTACGTCCCTTTGGATCGGGTCCGGCAGTTGGAGAAGGTGATCGAGGACGTGCGGGCGTGGACAAGTGGAAAGCAGCACGTCCATATCAAGGCGTCAAGGGAAGTCCTCGCCCTTCTAAAGGCTCAGAGCGATGAGTAGGTTGTGGATTCTTGGACTAGCCGCCGTCGCGGTAGTTCTTATCGGCTGCGGCCGTACCCCCTCATGGCTTGCTCAACAAACCTGTGCCCCGCACCGGGTCGAGCAAGTTGGCGAACGCCGCCTCGCGGTGAGGGATGGCGTTCCTTGGAGCGCACGGATAGTTGTCTGCGGTGACGGCAGCACCTGGAGGGTGATCGAGAAGTGAGTGCGACAAGCGACGGCGAGCATATTACCCTTCTCGTGCAGGAACGTAATAACTTGCGGATCAGGGTCCAGCAGTTGGAGAGGATGGTGGAAAATGTACGAGAGCAAGCGCGACTTGTGCTGGCCGACCGCGACCCCAACGGGCCTCCCGTTCGCACGGTACAAGAGATGTGGGCCGAACAACTGCTCAAGACCATGCTCCCCGACCCACCCGCCGGGCCACCTACACCGGAGGGAAGGGAACGATGGCTGAGCTAAAGGGGCGGCGTGTCGAGAACGTCAAGGCACTCTATGAGGGCAAGGCTGGCGATTACGTGGTCGTGTATCCAGCCGACCCCGAAGGGATCAGGATTCCCGAGGGGAAGATCAGCTTGTGGTTCCGTGATCCGACGGGCGAGATTGGCCGCGTGAGCCAACACGAGATCACCGAGCATGAGGACGGAACGGTGACGGTTAGCAGGTCAATCCTCGCAACGACAGCAGAGCACGGTCACGACTGGCACGGCTTCCTTGAGCGCGGTGTCTGGCGGGATGCTTGATGCCTGCACCCGAGAGAGGGGAAGAAATGAGCATCGAGGAACGAATTGAGGAGCTGGGGCGAGCGAGAGGCGGCTTCGTCAAGATTGCCTACATCGAACAACCTGATCTTCGCCCGCCGATATGGGAGCTTTCAACGGGCGGGATGGTGCATCGGGCTGGAACCCTGGAAGCCGTCGTCGGGCAAGCCGAATTGCGAGCGCCCACACCCGCGGGCGGAGAATGAAGGTTACGGTCTACATCTGTCCGGAGTGCGGAAGGCTCGCCATCGAACCTGCCCTGATCTGCGAGGGAACGTTGATTGGCTTCATCGTGGCCGAGCACAAGCCCGAGCATATGGTCGGCGTCCAGTTCTCCGTGACCAAGAAGGAACTCCGCTCGACACCCGAGAGGGAAGAATGAGGGGGCTCTGCAAGATTCGGGGGCACAAGCCCCATTGTCACCACCGCTGGCGGTCGCATTTGGGGTTCTGTAGCGGACTGTGTGGTGCTTGCCGGGACTGCGGGCGCTGGCTGATCTGGAACGGAGCGGCATGGGCCGTCAACACCGAAGTTGGTTACGATCCCGATACGGGGTTTCTTGGAGAGCTGAACGGCAAGACACCGGGCAGCTTACGTACTTGCCCTGTCCGACCCGTCGGGCTTGCCGCTGCCGGGGAACCTGTCGGGGGGTCACGGACGATTCCTGCACCCGAGAGGGGGAGCGAGTGAAGGAGTGGACCGAAGAAGATCCTGAGCTCGCGCGCCGCGCGAACCGCATCCTCACGAAGCTCAAGATGCTCGATGAAGCGGCTGGCTCCGCGATCGCTCAGGCGCATATCTCGAGCGGCAAGGCCGAAAGCTCCGCACCGCCCGAGGCGCGCCCCGACAGCCCGTCCAATCAGCCACCCCCCAAAGACCGCTCGCTCGCTGACTGGTACGCCTTTCATTTCGATCGCTGCACAACCGTCCTACGCGCACAACTCCTCTGCTGCCTAGCTGAGCGTGATTACTACCGTTATCGAGGCAAGGATCCCCGCCAGAAGATCGCAGCCAAACGCCAGAGCGTTGTCCCCGACGTCGCGCAGGATGAGAAGGAAACAATCAAACGCATCATTGATTGGTATGAGGGGTTCTCCTCGCTCGAGGTCGCGGTCTATGAGGGCTGTCACCAGGGCTTCGTGGAGAAGGCGCGTCGTCTCCACCGACGCAGCGAAGTGGACGGGCGACCGCGCCGCGGCTGGGATGGCTGGGATGACAAGACGCGCCAGGCCAAGGTTCTCAATCTCGCCGCCCAAGGGATGAAAAAGCGCGCGATCGCTGAGCGGCTTGATGTGTCCGATCGGACCATCGGCCGCTACCTGAAAGCCGCCTAATCCGTCCGCGGCACCTTGTATCCTTGCCGCACGAGCTTGATAAGCGGTAAGTAATAGCCGCTCAGGGAGACTCAGACTTAGGACAGCGCAAGCTCATAGGGCTGAGCGTCTATGGGAAGCAGGGTCGGTTGGCTTTGTCCCGCCTGCTCCCGGCTTGCGGTTCGCCCTCGCGGCGCCGCTGGAATCGCAGGCTAACTTCTACAACCTTCGGGTAGCGAGCGGCCCAGCCTCATCCCGGCGGGTTGCTCGGGTTATCACGGCTCTGGGTGGGCAGGCCGGCCTTCTTAGGAGGAAGTGCCGCTTGTTCCGATACGACCGGAGCCGCAAACAACTTTGGCTATTCGGCTTCCGCGTCCACCACGGACTCGTCGGCTCCCTGCTCGCAGTAGTCGGCGCGGTGCTCGCGTGGCACGACCGCCTCGACTTCCGCAGCTGGCTTGACTGGCATCGCCAGCGATGAGCCCTCACGTTCGCGCCTGCCTTGATTGCGGCCAACTGATCTCAGCCTCGCTGAGTCGCTGCGCCGATTGTCAGGCCAGGGACAACATCAGGCATAACCGGCCGCGCGCCAACTACCGAACCCCGGCCTGGCGCCGCACGGCTGCCCGCATCACCGCAAATGGTTGTGCGATCTGCGGTCGCGTGAAGCGAGTAGCAGCACATCACATCAAGCCGCGTAAGGACGGCGGCTCCGACGACCCCTCAAACCTCTTACCGCTCTGCACTGAGCACCACTCCGAGCTCGAGGCCGACATACGCGCAGGACGCGACACCGAACTTCGCAGGCTCGTTGAGCTAATCACCAACTGAAGGGAGAACCGTGATTCACCCCACTGCCGAAATCGGCAATCCGCCCGAGCACCGTGACTGGCACGAAGGCGACCCATCGTTCTGGCCCGAGGTCGGCGATGGCGTTCGCATTAGTAGCTTCGTCACGATCGACTCAGGACTGCATCGCCCGACCAAAGTAGGCGCGGAAACGCTCTTGCTCACGAAGTCGCATATTGGCCACGATTGCATTATCGGCCGCAACTGCGAGCTCGCACCGGGAGTTGTCATCGGCGGCGAATGCGAGATTGGCGATCTCGTCAAGATCGGCATCAATGCCTCTGTTCGCCCATTTATCAAGATTGGCGACGGAGCGCGCATTGGTGCCGGCGCCGTGGTCGTCAACGATATTCCACCCGGGCAGACTTGGGCTGGCGTTCCAGCGCGCCGACTTTTCAAGGATGAAAAAGAGAAGGCGGCTGAATGGGGCAAAGCGCTCCCGGCCTCGATGCGGGCATGAAGTACCTACGCAAGTTCAGGACGCTAGGCGAGGTCATCGACTACACCCGGCAGCTTGAAAGACGCCTTGCCGCGACGGAGAAGTCGCTTGAAATCTGGAAGTCCGCAGCTAAGCGCGCGAACCTCAAGCGGTGCCAGTGCCAGTGACGACGGACCCTGGCGTGTGCTCTGCGGCTGAAGTGGAAGTACTGAGAACGATCCCTCGCGTGAGCCATTGGCTTTGCCCGAAATGCGGCGGCTGTATGCCCAACGGGAGAAGAGGCTGTGATTGCTCAGGAAATGGCGCGCAGTTTTCGCTTGCCTCAGATCTAGACACGCTTGAGAACGAATGTGATTGGGATTTGCTGGACCGCCTCTATGACGCGCTCGATGCCCTCCCCTACCGCCTCCGTCGCACAGTTGAACTTCGCTTCGGGTTAGGCAACGCCGAGCAAATGAGTCTTGGCCAAGTCGCCCAAGCCTTCCAAGTTACTGACCAGACGATTCTAAATTGGGAAACCGAGGCGCTTGCGATCTTGAGGGAGTTGCCCCAACTCGAGGTACCAGGGGAATGATCCGCTGGGCTTTGCGCGTTTTTCGGCGACGGCGGGCATCAGCGCCCATCGACATAGGCCGCTGCGTACCGGTGGTTGCGGAGTTGTCACAGGCTGAATGGGAGGAGCGACAGGCCCACGGCCGTCAGGCCCTGGGTGTTGGCCGTAACATCGCGTATGCCCCGGTTCGCCACTGTCTTCGGACATGCGGCCGGGGCTTTGACACCCCGGTCGGCGACAAACCCTACAGGGTTGTTAATGAAATTCACCGCTGGCGGACTTTCAGGCGGTGAAAGTCATAGGGCTGCTGAACTTCTATCAGGAGTCAGCTCTATGGCTCGCCGCCACGGTCGCTTCGGCCTCGAAATGCATTGACCATCTCATCGCTTGCGACGGGGCATACTTCTTATTTCCAGACGGCGCGCCCCACTCTGGTGCTGAGCAGGCCGCCGTAATCAACGAGGTTGCCCAAGCTCACAATCTCGGCTGCACAATTCACGCGCCACAGGAGACTTGGGCAGGCAATGAGGTCGAGAAGCGCGCCTTCCTCTTCACGCTTGCTGAAACGATCTCCGACCCCGACGACTGGTACATGGTCATCGACGCGGATGAGGTCGTCACCGATGCTCCCCCGAACCTACGAGAGCGCCTAGAAGCAGCAGACGAAGATGTGGCGGAGGTCACATTTTGGGAGCGCGACGACATCGAGTTCACGCCAAAGAAGGCCAAAGCCGCGCGCCAATTCGACTGGCCCGCCAAGCACGAATATCCGATCCGCATTCTCTTTCGTGCTATCCGGGGCCTCACTGTCGAGCGCAACCACTACACCTACACGACGCCAGATAAGCGTGTTCTTTGGGGAAATCGCAGCAGCACCGTCCAGCAGGAACCGGCCCTGGATTGCAAAGACCTCAGGATCGAGCACCGTACGAACTTCCGCGACCTAGCCCGTCGCAACGCAGCGAAGGAGTATTACGGGCGCCGGGATCGTGTTGGTGCCGAATCCGACCCCTGTTTCCATTGCAACAAGACCGGAACCCGCGTCATTCAGCACGGATGGGTAGAGGTCGGCGATGCGCTCGAAGCAAGCTCGATCTCGGTCTGCGAGGACTGCTATCCGATCGCCAAGGCTGAATCCGATCGCCAGATCCGTGCCCTCGGTAGGGATCCCGAAGGACTCGCATACGAAGGTGCAGCTGGATGAGAATCGCGGTGATCGGTTTCGGGCGAATGGGCCGCAACCACGCGCGTGTTCTCCGCGAGCTCGGCCAATCAGTCGTCACCGTCGACACCGCGGGTCATGCAGACCACAAGGGCATCGTCGGGCTTGAAGCTGATGGAGCCTGCATTGCTGTCCCGCCGGACCTGCTTGCCGAGGTTGCTCTTCGCTGCCCCATTGAACCCTGGCTGATCGAGAAGCCTCTTGCCACGAATCTTAAGGATGCGCAAGCGGTCGCCGACCAATTCGATTGCGCGGTCGGATATGTCGAGCGCCACAATCCAGCAGTCCTAGCTCTCGCTGAGAACCTAGATCGCGTCGGCAGGATCATCCACGTCGAAGCTAAACGCCTCGGCCCAGCTGGACGGTGCGACACAAGCCCTGCGCTGGACCTAGCCACACATGACCTGGACGTGCTGCGCTTCCTCAACCTCAAGCCGCAACCTGTGATTGGTATCCACCGCGGCAGCCACCTCTCAGCACTGCTGAACGTGGGCAGCCTCGAAGCCAGCCATAACCACCCCTTCAAGCAGCGCACATTGGAGATCCTTGGCACAGACGGGTTGCTCAGGCTCGACTATGCGGCGCAGACCCTCATCCTTGAAGCTGATGGCGCTAGCTTTAATCTTACGCCCCTAACTGAGGAGCCATTGCGCCGCATGTGGCAAGCGATCCTCAACGATGAGCCGACGGCCACGGTTGCAGACGGCATCGCCACGCTCTCACTAGCGCTTGAACTGCAGGCAGCACCACAAACTCTGGTTAGTCCGCAAACTCAGGCCGACAACCTTGAGGATGGTCTGCTCTCGCGCTTGCGCTACGCCGAGGCTGCCTGAACTCACGCTTACCTGAGCCAAACTCAGCCTAGCCAAAACTAGCCCTAGCACAAAACGGGCTGCGCCCATCCTTCAAGCCTGAGGGGCTCACGCCTGTCAGTGCTAGACGTTGAGCGCGGGGGTACGCAGGCGCGAGCAACAGGCGCGCGCACCTAACGCAGCTCCCGCGATCAAGTGCCACTGCTAGGCGTCGGTGGCAGGCGGGTGTAGGCACGGCACAGCGTGCAGCAGTTTCAAACGGGGGGCCAAAAACCTTTTTGAAGGAAACGAGTACCGCGCGACAAGGCGCGGCGAGAAAAACGAAGCCCCACCAAGCAAGGGAGGCATGAAAATGAAGCTCCTCGCGCTCTTTTTTAGCGGCGCAGCCCTATTCGCCACATACCTCGCATGGTTTGAGGCGATTCGCCTTGGCAGCGTGCCCCTCTTTGCGGTTGGACTCGTCGCATTGGCCGTGGGCCTCGCGCTCGATCGCAAATTCCTCGCCGACTGGAAATGGTTTGGGAAGAAGGGCCGCGATGGGACGTGGTTCAAGTAAGAGCCATCGCCCTCAGCGTTGTTGGGATCGCATACCTCGCGTCGTTCCTTGACTTTTGGGCGGCGTTTGACGGGCAGGGAGGCATGTTCCTCCTCACGGGAGCAGCTGCCTTGGTCGCCGCCCAAATGGTGACCCGGAAGTTCCTTACACGCACCAAACGAACGGACAGACCCCGCCGCCCGACCTTTCGCTGGTGACCGACTTAGCCGATTTCCGGCGTTTCTGCTCCGAGCTCAAGATCGAAGATGGCGCCCCGCTCGAGCTAGCCGACTTCCAGCAGCAGATGTTGGAGGACTTCTTCGGCGGCGCCCGCGAGACGCTGATCCTGATCTCGAAGAAGAACGGCAAGTCCACCCTTCTCGCCGCACTCGCGCTTTTCCATCTGACGACGACCAAGGATGCTGCCTGTTACATCGCCGCCGCCTCCCGCGACCAGGCGATGGTGCTCTTTGACCAAGCAGCCGGGTTTGTGCGGCGCAACGAGAAGCTCACGGAATCGGTGCGCGTCCTTCGCGGCTATCGCGAGATGCGATCACAGGTAGACGCTGGATTCATCAGAGTCCTCGCCGCAGATGCTGATACAGCTGACGGGGTAATCCCGACCCTCGCCCTGGTCGACGAACTTCACCGCCACAAGTCAATGGGCCTCTACACGGTTTTCAGGGACGGCCTCGGCCCGCGCAACGGACAGATGATTACGATCTCGACGGCCGGCGACGACGAGCAGACCCCGCTCGGGGAGATGCGGACCAACGCTCGCCAGCTTCCCGGCTTCAAGACCGAGAATCACCATAGCCATGTAAACCACGATGGCTTTGTCCTGCACGAATGGGCGCTGGCGCCCGACGAGGACCGGGACGACCTGAAGCTCGTCAAGAAGGCAAACCCGGCGCCCTGGCACACCGTTGAAACCCTCCGAGCTCGCCACGATTCCCCGTCGACGGTTCCTTGGGAGTGGGCGCGTTTCGCCTGCGGCGTCTGGCTGACTGGCGAGCACTCTTGGCTCGACATCGGAGCTTGGGAGGCTTGCCAGGGAGATGCGTTCATCCCCGAGGGTGAACCCGTCTACATCGGTGTCGATGTCGGAATCAAAAAGGATTCAACCGCCCTCCTCACCGGCTGGAAGCGACCCGACGAGAAGGTTGCTGTCAAGGCAAAAATCTATAAGCCCCCCGAGGGTGGTCACCTAGACCTATCCGTGGTCGAGCAGGAGATCCGAAACCAGGCCGACCTTTACGAAGTCATGGGTGTCGCCTACGACCGCTGGAGCTTCGAGCGCTCAGCGCAGATGCTCTCGGACGAAGGGCTGCTGATGATCGAGTTCCCGATGACCAACGAGCGCACCGTCCCGGCATCCGCGCGACTCTATGAAGCGATCAACTCTCAGCGGATCGTCCACGACGGCGACCCGGTTCTGGCGGCGCACGTCAATGCCGGCGTGACCAGCAACACCGAACGGGGCTGGCGCCTATCCAAGGGCAAGCCCAAAAAGCCCATCGACGCCCTAATCGCCCTGCTCGTTTGCTTCGCGCAGGTAGATACGGCTCCAACCGGAGGAGGATTCGAATGGTGAACCCAAGCGTCACGGTTCATATCCATGCCGACGCGACGCAGGCACTCTCCGAGATCAAAAAGGTGAAGAGCGAACTTGAGTCCGTCGAGAAGGGGCTAACCGCCCTCCGGCGCCGAGGCAGGTTTCGCCCCCCACGTTTCGGCCGGTGATTACTCGCAAGCGCAAGCTGCGCTTCGTCTTCAAGGACCGCGCCACCACCATCGAGGGGACGCTGGTCCGACAGACTCGCCGCGACTACATCATTGAGATGCCGAGAATGGCGAGAGGGGCAGACGAATGGGAAGAACTGGTCGGCCCGATTGAGATCCCGAGGGAGCAAATCCTCTTCAAGCAGGTAACGAACTGATCCTCGCGACACGCAAGGGCGCCGACGCACAGTTCGGCGGCGTCTTTGACTCCTCAGTCCCCATCCCCCTTCACTCGCAGTACGGCGCGGCCATGACCCAGGCCGGCGTTCGCGTCGGCCTGGACGAGTCGGGCGGCCTCCCGGCCTACTTCCGCGGCGTTCGCATCATTGCCGAGACATGCGCGGGCTTCCCCATCACCGCCTTCCGGGGCTTCGACGAGGACCGGCATCCCGAACCCACCGCGCCGCAGCTTGCGGTCGTTCGGAACCCCAACCCGGACATGACGAGCTTCCAGCTGCGCTCCTACGTGATCGCAGGAATGATCAACAATGGCAACGGCTATCTCTGGAAGGTCAAGGACGCAAAGGGAAACGTCGCGGGCTTCTACCCGATCGATCCGCGGCTCGTCAGACCGAAATACAAGGAAGGCTCGACAACCTTCGAGATCCGCGACAAGGAGTTCGGCGAGATCAAGCAGATTGTCGGCCCGGAGACTGTCCTCCACATTCCGGGCATCCTCTGGAACCACCCGCACATCGGGGTATCAGTCATCGAGATGCTGCGCAACCCCCTCGGCACCTATCTCGCCCGCCAGGAATTCGAAGGCCGCTACTTCGCGAACGACGGCCAGCCTGGGATAATCCTCCGCAATGACCAGAACGTCCCTGAGCAGCAGCGGAATCAAATCAGGGACTCATGGGAGGCCAAGCACGTCGGCCCCACCAATGCTGGTCGCCCTGCGCTGATCTGGGGCGGCTGGACGCTCGAAAAGCTCGGCATCACCCTCACCGACGCGCAGTTTGTGGAGTCCCAGCTTTACTCCGTCAAGGAGATCGCACGGATGCTGGGTGTTCCTTCGGGAATGCTCGACGCGCCCTCGGTCACCCACTCCTCACAGACCGTCGAGCAGGAGAACATGCGCTTCCTTCAGTTCGGCCTGGACCCTTGGATGCGGCGCTTTGAGCAGGGCTTGACGCGAGACACAGACTTCTTCCCCGACCCCGAGGTCACGCTTTCCCACGACGCCTCGGATCTCCTGCGCGCGGACATTCAGACCCGTTACGACGCCTTCCGCCTCGCACGCCAGGCCGGCTGGCTCACCCCGAACGAGATCCGCCGCCAGGAGGGCTACACGGACTCCACGGACCCGAGCGCCGACGTCCTCCAGGCCACACCCGTAGGGGGCGCCCCGAACCCCCCGAGCAACGCTAACGCCGCCGCGAAGCAGGAGAACGTCGGCGGCGACAACCCGACCTAAGGAGCACCAACCATTCCATGACTTATCCACCCGACAAGGGCGGCAACTTCGACTCGGACGTTCACCGCCGCGTCCTCGGGCACCTCTCGACCCCGAAGGAGAAGGTGGGCTGGACCCCTGCGGCGCTCCTCGAGCGCATGGCCCCCGACAATGACACGGCCCTCGCAGGCGAGGATGAGCTTCTGAAGGTGCTTGAGGAGCTAAAGGCCAGCGGCCTCGCCGTCGTCCACGAAGGCAACGTCTGGCAGCAGACCAAGGAGGGCTTCGCGCTGCTGACGGGACCGATCGCGAATGAGCCTTCACCCGCCGCGCTGGTCGAAGGTCCTGCAGTTATTGCGACCGGCCCGACCCCGGTGAAGGTCTGATGTACGACTCCGGTTTACATGAACCCAAAGATGCTCTGATCCTTGACCTTCACCTAGGGAGGCTGACGGAGTACGGCCGGGAGTTCTACGAGTGGCTCCTGGGCGACGAGTTCCGTGCGATAGCCGGAGCATCGGGCGACTTCAATAACTACAGCCAGCGCAAGCTGCTCGATCACCTGACGGGCAAAACCTCCTTTACGCAGCCATCGTTCTACCTCGCGCTCTGCACCGTGGTTCCGACAGACGCCTCAACCGGCGCTAACATCACCGAGGCGAACTACACGGGCTATGCGCGGCTGAACGTCGCGGCGGCCTCCTGGGTGGCAGCCTCGACTGCGGAGCCGTCTGAGACGCACAACACCGGCTCCCTGACTTTCGCGGCCTGCACGGGCGGCTCCTCCACGATCATCGGTTGGGCTGGCTGCGACAGCGTGACGACGGCGGCTGGCAACGCACTCTGCTGGGGCTCGGCGACGAGCACGGTCATCTCGACCACGCAGACGCCGCCGACGATCGCGGATTCGGCCCTCTCGATCACGCTCACATAGGGGGACGGGCTAGTGGCCCTTCCTGAGCTATTCGCGAACCCCTCGACGCCCGGGACAGCCTCGTCGCTGACGACCCTCGGCGCGGCTGTCTCAGATACGACCGGGACGACGATCACGACCTCGGCCGCTGCGCCGACTGCGCTTCAGGCATCAGGGCAGTTTCGCATCGTCATCGACTCAGAGATCATGATCGTCACCGCGGGGGCGAGCGGGACGAGTTGGACGGTGGTGCGGGGCGCGGAGAGTTCGGTTGCCGCGACGCACACAAACGGCACGAACATCTACCACGTCCTCACTGCCGGGGCGATGGCGCAGGCGCTCGCAGAGCCGATGCTGTGCAACGGGCGGCTGACGCTGACCTCGGGCACGCCGGTGACGACTGCCGACGTGACGGGCGCCACGACCATCTACTTCACACCCTACGCAGGCAACCTTGTCGCACTCTACGACGGGTCGCAGTGGGCGAACTACGTTCTGACCGAGATAAGCCTGGCACTGGGCACGCTGACTTCGGGCAAGAACTACGACGTGTTCCTCTACAACAACGCCGGGACGCTGACCCTGGAGGCGCTGGTCTGGACCGACGACACAACCCGGGCGACCGCACTTGTCAAGCAGGACGGGGTGTTGTGCAAGACGGGGGCGCTTACCCGGCGCTACCTGGGAACGTTCCGCACGACCGCTACCACGACGACGGAGGACTCTGCGGCGAAGCGGTTCGTGTGGAACTACTACAACCGGGTGCCCCGCCCGATGCGGAAGCTGGTTACGACGACATGGACTTATGCCACCGCGTCGTGGAGGCAGGCCAATGCTGACACGACCATGCAGCTCGACTTCGTGCAGGGCGTGGCAGAGTCTCTTATTGAGGCACAGGTGGCGGTGAACTTCACTGTCACCGTGAACGGCGCCAGCCTCGGCATCGGCCTCGACTCGACGACCAGTCCGTCCACTTCGGCCACAGCTTCTCAACCCGCCAACGGGAGCACGATGGTCGCCTTCTATCGAGACACTCCCGTCGCTGGTCGCCACACGCTCGTCTGGCTGGAGTTCGGATCGACCGGGGGAACCTTCGGTGGAAACTCGCTCTCTATCGGCATGACCGGAACCGTGCAAGGCTGATGGCTCGCTTAGGTCAATTAGCAACTTCCAGTTCGGAGCTGAGCAACGTCCAGCTGACCGACGTGCCGGTAATCACACCGGCGCAGATCTCGGGCACGGCGAACGGTGTATCGACAGCCTCGCTCAAGCTGACCGCTGCGACCCAGATCCCACTCGCTGCTTCGGCCGGCGCTGCGACGGACTCGCTCACAGTCAGCGCCGCGACGCAGATTGCCTTGCAGGCTTCGAACGGAGCGGGGGCAACCTCGCTGAAGGTGAACGCCCCGACGCAGATCGCCCTTAGCCCCTCGGCGGGTGCATCCTCTACGGTGTTGCTGGCGCTGACTGCGGCGACTCAGATTCCGTTGGCGAAGTCGGCCGGGGTGAGCACGACTTCGTTTGCGATGACGGCTGCCACCCGGATTGCGTTGGCGCAATCGACGGGCGTCTCGACGACCTCGGCCCTCCTTACCGCCCAGACCTACATCGGCTTGGCACCGAGCGCCGGCCAGAGCATCACAAGCATTTTTGTCACCGCTCCTACCTATGTGGGCTTAGCCGCAAGCCACGGGCAGAGCAGCACGTTCCTGGGGTTCTTCACGATCCTGGTCGGTGGCTTGCCCACGATGCTGACGGTCTTTGCGCTACACGACACGACCCTTCAGATCTATGTCCATAGGAGCCAGAGCACTTTGAGTCCGAACCCGGCTAGCCTCACCCTTCCCGACCACAAGGCTGCACTCGTTTTGGACGGGAGCCAGTAGTTGGCCGCTGTGTTGATAATCAAGCAGGGCGACACATGGCCGTTGCTGCGGGGTAATGCCAGCGACGAGCACGGCCCCATGCCGCTCCAAAACGCCGTCAGCGTGACGATTTTTCTGAAAAGCGGTGCGACGCTGATTACAGGAGCCTGCACGGTGATAAACCCGCCCGACGCCGATGGCATGAACTGGCAATACAAATGGGCCGCGGGCGACACCGCAATCGCTGGCACCTACCAGGCTGAGATCGAGATCGTCTGGGATACCTCCACAACGCCGCATGAAATCGAAACCGTCCCCAACGATGGCACGGTGCAGGTCGTCATCGAGCCGTCCCTCGACGCGGCGTAAACCTAACCCTTAGGAGACTTATGACCACCCCCGTCCATTTCACCTTCCCACTCCAGGTTGAGCAATTCGCCCAATCGGGCGCAGAGGGTGGCGGGCGAATCCTCCGCGGCCATGCCGCCGTTTTCAACCGGAAGTCCCATGACCTCGGCGGCTATCGCGTGGAGATCTCCCCCGGCGCCTTCTCAAACGTCCTCGACCAAGATCCGGACGTTCATCTGGTCATGGATCACGACACCAGCCTGACGCTCGCCCGGACGAAGAACAACACACTTGAACTGCGAGAAGACCCCTATGGGCTCCACGTATGGGCTCGCCTCGCTGAGACCTCCTACGCGAAAGACCTCACGCTCCTCATGGAGCGAGGTGACATCGACCAGATGTCCTTCGCCTGCGACATCGGTTCGGACACCTGGACCGAGACCGACGAGGAGATCACGCGAACGATCAACGAAGTCTCAGCACTCTACGACGTGACGGTTTGCGCCCAGGGAGCCTTCGCGCAGACCGACGCACGCCTCGCAGCAGATCTTGCCTCGGCAATCGAGGCCGGTCGCGTCCACGGACGGGCCGACAGCGCCGCTCCGCAGGAGGACGCTGACCTCGCCGCTTCCGACGGGAAGGACGAGGAGGAAGTCGCACCGGAACCCCCGGTGGATGACCGGATTGCCGCCAAAGCCGCCGTAAGGGCGCGCCTGGCGACGTTCCAGCACTCAAAGTAAGGACAAGCACATATGGACTCCCTTGAGTCCGTGCGCGAGGAGTATCAGCGCTCGGTCGAGGAGCTTCATGCGGCTGCTGATGCCATTGAGGAGTTCGACCCGGAGGCAACCCCCGAGGACGGCGAAGAGGCCGTTTCCTTTGAGGATCTCCAGGCGACCTTCGACGGCTGTGAGCAGAACGCAACCGAGCTCCGCGACAAGCTGACGCTCCTAGAGCGCACGCAGGAGGCCCGCAGCGTTTCCGTCCCCGATTCACCCTCGGGATCGGCGCGGGTCACCACCGAACCGCTCACATATACGCGAGAGAACGGCAACAGCATCTTCCGCGACATGTACCGAGCGGAGAAGCACAACGATCGAACCGCCATAGATCGCCTCGAACGCCACCAGGCCGAGATGCGCGAGCGCAGCGAGTTCGATCTCTCCTCGACGGACTCAGCCGGTGGCTACCTTGTGGCTCCGCTGTTCCTGCAGGAGGAGTTTGTCACCCTCGCCCGCGCAGGACGCCCGACCGCAAACGCGATCGGCTCTCGCGCACTACCGCCCAACACGGACAGCTTGAACATTCCGACGATGGACGGTGGAACCGCAGTCGCCACACAGGCTGACGGTGGAGCGGTGCAGAAGACGGACGCGACGTTCAACACCCTGGCGGTCGACGTAAAGACGGTTGCGGGTATGCAGGACGTCTCGCAGCAACTCGTCGACCGTTCGGTTCCGGGCGTGGATGAGGTCATCTTTGCGGACCTCGCCAAGGCCCTGGCCGTGAACCTCGACGTGTCTGTGCTCTCGAGCACCACGACCAACAACAAGGGCATCCTCCAGGTTTCGGGCATCAACACCGTTACCTACACGGATTCCACCCCCACGCTCCCTGAACTGTATCCAAAGATCGCGAACGCGATCCAGCAGATCCACACGGGGATCTTCACACCGCCGACGGCCATCTTCATGCACCCGCGGCGCTGGGGCTTCTGCCTCGCCTCCTCGGACGGCAACAGCAGGCCCTTGATCGTCCCGGCCGCACAGCAACCGCTTGACGTTGCTGGTACGCAGCAGGGCGTTGTCTCGCAGGGACCGGTAGGCACCATCCAGGGGCTTCCGGTCATCACCGATTCAAACATTCCGACGACCAACGGCGCTGGCACCAACGAGGATCAGATCATCGTTGCTGCGGTGCCCGAGCTCTACCTCTGGGAGGAGACAGCCGGTCCCTTCCTTGAGACATTTCGGGATGTCGGTTCTGGAACCCTGACCGTTCGGTTTAGGCTCCACAATTACTGGGGACAGCTGCACGCTCGTCGCCCAAAGGCCATTTCCGTCATCTCGGGAACCGGCCTCAGCACGCCATCTTTCTGAGTTAGTTGGCGTCTTACCGTTGTTCTCATTGTGGCGAGTCAAAGTCACTAAGCGAGTTTCCGCCTTCAAGGGCGGCTCGCAGAGGACAATGGTGTCGCGCTTGCTACCGGCTCGCTGCGTGCGGGCCGGTAGTGAGTCGCGAATGTGATGGCTGTGGCCTGATGCTTCGCGTTACACAACGCAGGGCAGCCGAACCGCATGTCTATTGTTCGCGCGGCTGCAAGGATTTCGCAAAGAACCTGGCCGTGAGAGCAAAGCGGGCCGCGATGAAGCCCAAACGGTTCTGCCCCCAATGCGGCAAATCGCTGCACCGAGCAATGCGAATAGACGCCACGTTCTGCTCTGACCGATGCAATTCCGCCGCCCACAATGCAACCCGCAAGGCGCGGATCAAGACTGGCGACCCCTCAGCACCGTACATCGCTCGCGCTGAAATCATCGAACGCGATGGGCATGTTTGCCATATTTGCGGCGGGGAGGTCGAGCCGGGCGATATTCATCTAGACCACGTTCTGCCGCTGGCACTCGGCGGAACTCACCACCCTGACAACCTCCGCGTGGCGCACTCTCGCTGCAACCTCAGCAAACGCGCTTCACAGCCATGACACAAGCACACGAAGCCGAAATCAACATCAGATTCATCGAGCGGTGGCCCGACCACGAACCGCGCGAGGGTGACCCCAACTACAAGATCTTCCGCAAGACGCGCGCCCGCATGAAGGAGCAAGGCCTCCTCAAATGCAACGTGGAGTCCAGCTACCACAAGGGCCAGATCGAGCTCCACCACGACAAGATCGAGTTCGCCCATACGAATGACATTGACGTTGAGAAGTTCGAGCGCGTTTGGGGCATTCACCTCGCCATGAGCGAGGAGGAGTTCAAGCGGTATGTCGAGGGGCCAGGCAACCTCGAGCCGCTCTGCGCACTTCACCACCGCGGCCAGGAGGGCATCCATTCCCTGCCCAGCCCCGAATGGAACGTCCTCCGCACCGCCAAGGAACCACAAAACGTCTTCATCGTCCAGCGCAACACCGGAATAGGTGTTGTCAAATGACTTCTAGGCTCAACGCCTAGAGGAACTTCCCCTCCGCAGCGGCGTCCTCGTCCTCTCCCTGCGGGGGCGCCGCGCAGGGGAAACAAACTCAGGAGAACCTTGACCAACACGATCAAAGAGTTGATCCGAACACGGGACTACTACCTGAAGCGCGGCGACACCGATCGCGCGAAGGAGACCCAGGCTGAGTTGAGGCGCCTCGGCGCCGTGCCGCCCCGGGCGCGGGCGGTCAAGCTCTAGGTGGCAGCCCAAGACCTCACCTCACTCGGAGCCGTTCGCAGCTTCCTCCAGAAAGCGACCAGCGACATCGGGCAGGATCCAATCATCGGCTCCTTCATTACCCGCGCCTCGGACGCCATCATGCACTACACCGACCGGGAGTTTGCGCCGGTCTCGACGGCGGCCACGCGGACATTCGAATACCGCGGGGGCGGTTGGCTCTCGATCGCCCCCTATGACCTTCAGAACGCCACGCGGCTTCGGATCGACGTTGACGAGTCGAGTCCGACCACCCTGACCACCTTCGAGTATCGGCCTTACCCCTCACATAAACCAAATGGCGTCTACACGGCAATCCGCCTGGCGCCTTATCTCGTCCACTCTCGGTCACGCTGGAACCAGCGCCTTGTAGAGGTCACTGGGGATTGGGGCTTCCCGTCCGTTCCCACCGACGTCGAGCACGCCTGCATCCACGCAGTTGCAATCTGGCTGCGGCGGGACGTTACGGCCTATGAGTCGGTTCTGACGACCGACGAGCCACACCTGGAGCGGCCCACGGGCCTCCCGGGTTCGGTGATGGCGATGCTCACCCCCTACAAGCGGCAGTCCGTATGAGGCTGACCGTCAGAAGCGACATAGGACTGACGCTCGCGGAAACGCGCATTGCCCGTCGTGAAATCAACGTGCGCGCTAAGCGAGCGGTGGCCCTCGCCGCAGAGCACGTAGGGCTTCCAGCGATCAGGGGGCTGGCACCGCACGTCGTCAAGGAACACTTTGCCGCGCGAGCCCTAGGCATCCGCGCCTACGTCACCACCACAGGCCCGATCAAATACGACCGCATCGCCGGATTGCTCAATTGGGGCGGCACGGTTAGCACCCCGATCCAGCCCAAGTCCAAAAAGGCCCTGACAACCCCGTGGGGAGCCAGGGCGGTTGTGTGGAGAGGTGCTGACGGCCACAGCGGGCATCCCGCCCACTACACCGGCAAGCGGTACATCGAGAGGGCCATCGACGCCACGGGGGACGACCTTGAGGTCGAGATGACGCGGGAGATCACCCACGCCTTCGACGGCCTGCTGCATGACTAGCACCGTCCTCGATCCGATCGCAGAGGCCCTCAAGAACGTCGCTGGCTCGGTGTCCGGCGTCACCTCGAGCCACAAGTGGATTCTGCGCGACACCGACACACGCCCCGCAGCGGTTGTCGAGCTCCCCATCGTTCGCCGCACCCCCATCGACGCCCCCGAGGACCATCTCGGCTCAAACGACTGGCGCACCGAATGGACGGTCGTCTTCTACTTCGACTTCACCGACACCGACAAGGGCCAGGAGCAGGCCGCAGAGGCGGTTGAATCGTGGATCAAGGCCGTCGACGCCAACCCGACCCTCACCCTCAGCCCCGGCAATGCTGCCGCAGGGGTTGTGCAGGAAACGAAGGTCATCGAGGTCGGCCCGGTCACGCTCGACGAGCGTAAGGCGCGCCCACTGATCGTCTACCCGACCCGCGTCGAGATTCTTAGCTTCATCTAAACCTCAACCCTAGGAGGCACCCTTGCCCCCGAAGCGTCAGGGCATCCGCCTGAAACTTGGCGGCGCCCCACCCACACCACACACACTTGCCGGCGTGCCCGGTCAGGTCCGTCCCGATCTCCCCTCGCCCGTGGGGCAACCCGGAGACGCGATCCCCGACCTCGCGCAGGCCCAAAAGATCGTCCAAGAGCGCAAGGACGTCCTCGAACTGGTGGAAATTGCCGCTAGCGACGTCACCCGCGCCGAGGAGCAGGCCAAGCAGGACATCGCGGACTCGCAGAACTCCCTTGTGGAAGCACGCAAGGATGGACGCGCCGCGGATGACCTCTCCCGGTTCAAGGACGAGCAGACAGCCGTCAAGGCCAAGCCCGAAGGAGGGCAGTAGCCATTCCAAACGGATACGCCAGACTTGCCTACGAGAGCATCCCAGGCAACGAGGTAAACACCCCCACGCTCTCAACCAAACTGCTGTTCCCGCCGCTTCAGGAGCTCGGCCCCAAGATGGGCACGCTGCCCCTGAGCCGCGATGACGAGCTTCGCAACCAGGACGAGCCCTTCGCGATCATTCCGGAGGCTTACGACCCAACCTGGGAGGTCAAGGTCCGGGCCTACCCCGATACCCTGGCCTACCTGCTGAAACTCGCCTGCGGCGCCCCGACATCGGTGGCTGGCGACGGCGTTATCACCGACCAAGGCGGCACCCCAGTCCCCACTGGCGCCACCCGGCACCGCTGGACCGCTCCCTTTGGTCCCTCCGGCGCCTCGCCCCTCACCGCTCAGGTTGACATCGCGTACAGCGACCAGTCGACCTATTTCAAGGCTAAGGGCGCGACCGTCCAGCAGCTAGACCTCTCGACGCCCACCCAGGGCGGCGCCCAGGTTCACGCGCAGGGACCGGCTGCCTATCTCTCGAGGCAGTCGAACCCCTCGCTGACCCCGGCCTACGAGTCTCTGTCGATTCGGCCCTTCATGCGGTCGAACCTCACCCTGCCCACCAACCTCTCGGGCACGGGCACCACGGAGGATTTCACCCTTTCCGTCCACAACCCCGTCGCCACGGTTCGTTCGCTAGGAGCCGCGTCGAAGTGGGCAGATGTGGTCGAGAAGGATAACGTCGGCTCGATCGTCGTCTCGGGGACTATCCCCAAGCGACAGCTGGATCAAGATGACGTCGACGCCCTTCGCAACTCGACGGGCTTCGCCCTTCTCGCCTCATGGGTATCGGACACCTTCGTAACGGGCTCCTACCCGTACAAGTTCTACTTTAGCGCCTCAAACGCGCAGTACGACGCTGGTGATCCTGACCCGCTGATGAACAAGCGGCGCCACGGCCACCAGCTGAACTGGAAGTCCACCACAGCCTCAACGGGCTCGTCGGTGTTCGAGGTCGTGAACGCGACCGCGAGTTACGCATGACCCCCTAGCGAAAGGAGTCCCGTTGTCCAAGGTCACCCTGCGGGCCTACAACACCGTGGAGGTCGAACTGTTCGGCCATCTGTTTCACTCCGTAGACCTGCCCGACTCGAAAGCCAAGCACCTCACCAAGATCACGGAAGGGTTGCGGGGCGTGAGCGACAACGCGGACCTCGCGGACTCCGACGCAGAGGCCACCCGTTTGATGTGGGACTGGTTCGACACCGTTCTCGCCCCAGCGGACGATGGCAAGCAAAAACCCTCCACGGTCCTGAAGGCCAAATGGGACGCGGAGGAACTAACACCCCGGCAGGTCTTGGGACTCTATTTCGACCTTTCGCGCGAGATCGGCGAGGCGAACAAGGGCCCCGAGGACGAACTGCTCGGCGAGCTCGACCGCCCTACCTAACCGAAGACGAGATAACGGAGATCGTCCTCCTCCGTTCTCACTTCGGCATCTCAGCCCTGGAGGCCCGTCATTCCATACCCGCATGGGAGCGCGAGTTGCTCCTAGAAGTCGCCAAGCAGACCAACCAGGACGAGAACGAGCGTCCTCCGAAAGGCAATACCTTCGACAAGGTTCCTGAGGAGCTAGATGGCTAGCAGAGGCGGCCGCGTCCGCTTCTTCTTCGACGCTGATACCGCCAGCCTCATGCGAGGCACCCGGCAGGTAGAGGCTGGGCTGACGAGCGTTGAGCAGGCTGCACGACGCCAGGTAGGCGCTCTCGGCAGCGCCAACGCCTCCTACCAACAGGCCGGCGCGCAGCTTGGCATTACCGCCGGCCAGGCCCGCAAGCTCTCGGAGGAGAACCAGAAGCTCTCCAAGACCCACGGAGAGGCCGAGCAGTCCTCTAGGCGGCTCACCACCGCGACAACGGGGCTGGGCGCCTCCCTGGCCCGCAGCGCAGTCTTCGCCGGGGCCGCGGGGGCTGCTTACCTAGGGATCTCCCAGGCCCGCAGCGCCGTCACGGCCACCGAGGGCCTCGCCAAGTCCACGCAACTCCTTCACCAGAACCTCGGCCTCTCGGTGAAGTCGGCCTCCGAGCTCTCTGCCCTTGTCTCTGCCCGCGGGGGTTCACAGCAGCAGCTAGCAACGTCGATGAAGACGTTTGCCTCCCAGATCGAACAGGGGGCAAAGGGTTCCAAGTCCGCCTCGGAGCAGTTCACCAAGCTTGGGGTCTCGCAGAAGGAGCTAGCCGCCTCCCTCTCGGCCCCCGATGGTGCCCAGGTAATACTCGGCAAGGTCTCGGACGGGCTCAACAAGCTCGGCCCCGGCCTCGACAAGACAGCGATCACGGGCAAGCTCTTCGGGCGTTCCTTCGCCACCCTCTCGCCGATTCTGGGCCAGGGTTCCAAGGCCATGCAGGATCAGATGAAGACCGCCGACAAGCTCGGCGCCTCCTTCTCAGACCTCGGCCTGAAGAAGATGGAGGAGCTCCGCAAGGCCCAGATCAATCTCAAGCTCTCGACGCTGGGCCTCCAAGTCAGCTTTACGCAGGCGATCACGCCGGCCCTCATGGCTGCCTCCAAGCAGATGAGCGCATTTGCGCAGATCATGCGCTCTCCGAACCTCACCTGGGGCCAGAAGTGGAAGCAAATCACGGACGTCCTGCTCAAGGACTTCTCCAAGGTCGCTCCGCAGCTGACACAGTTCGCAACCGTCTGGGCGACGGCGATTGCCTCCTCGTTCGCGACAAACGCGCCGAAGATTGCCGCCGCTTTCGTCAAGGGCTTCGTCGCGGCCCCCGTGTGGGGGCAGTTAATCGTCGGTGGTTGGCTTTTAAGCAAGTTTGGCGGTGTTGGCGCTTTCAGCAGGGAGGGCGGAAGGGCTGGTGGGAGTTTCGGCAAGGCTTTCGCGCTTGGCATGGTTACCCTCGGCGCCGCGCAACTGTTACAGGACAAGGGCTTTCAGAACGCACTCAGAAAGGTGACCAACATTGCTACGCCGGGGGCTTCGTTCGGCTCTGGGGTTCTGGGCGGCTTGGGTAATGCACTCAAACTTGGTTTTGTGGGGCTGACGGCAATAGCGGTTGCTCCGACGATTCCCATCCTTGCCGCCTGGAAGCTCTTTGGGCATCAGATCGGCGCCGTCGCCAAGTCAATCGGCAACTGGATGTCACAGCCCCTCACCGATGCTTGGAAGTTCATCGGGAACACCTTTACCGGTGGCGTTAATGCCGCCAAGGGCGCGTTTCAGAACTTTGGCCGCGCGATCAGGGGGGTTGCCGGTGGAATAGCTAGCGCCGTCTCCTCAATGGCTAACGCGGTGAAGGGAGCATTGCAGTGGATCGTAAACGCGGTGAGCAAGGTCGTCTCAGCGTTTGGGGCGCTGAAGAACGCGATCCCCAACATTAGCCTCGGCAACATTCCCAGCCCCGCGGGTATTCTCGGGGGGATTTTGGGTATTCAGCGTGGCGGGCAGATCCCCGGTTTCGCCGTGGGGGACATCGTTCCGGCGATGCTTGAGCCGGGTGAGTTCGTTCTCAACAAGAACGCGGTCGCGCAGATTGGCCCGACCGTCCTCGCCGCGGTCAACAAGGCCATTCCCCGTTTCGCTCAAGGCGGTCCAGTCGCCGGACAACTAGCGCCAATAGTAGTTTCAGGTTCCGGCCCGCTTCAGAACATCGCGCAGGGCGGTGTGAACCAAGCTGAGGCTGCGGCCAATGCCTACATCGCCAAGATGGGCGGCGGCGCAGGCAACGTGGCGGCGTTCAAGCGTGCTGCGGAGCGAATGGCTGCACTCCACAAGCCCTATCTCTGGGGCGGCGGCCACGGTAGCTTCTCGAAGGACGGCGCTTGGGACTGCTCGGGCGCTTGGTCGGAGTTGATCCACGAAGCCGCACCACACCTGATAAAGGCCCCGGTCACCTCAGGCAGCTTCATGGGCATGTTCCAACCGGGCAAGGGACCAGTCACTATCTATGCCAGCCCGAGCCACGTTTTCGGGTCGATCGGGGGGACGGGCTATGGGACTAGCGCATCGAACCCCGGCGGCGGCTTCGGCCGACTTCCCTACAACTCACGGGCCGGAATGGCTGTCCGTCACGTTCCAGTCGCTAAGACGCCGGGGGCGGTCGGCGCCATAATGGGCCGCGCGGGACAACCCGCGGCCCCAGGGTTCCAGAAGGGCGGTCTAGTTGGCGCTTCCGTCTTCGGCGGCCCAGGCGACCCCAGCACCGGCACGGTCGGTTATCGGGGCGACCACCTCCCCGGCAAGATGGCCTATGCCGAGCTCGACATGGGCCTCGCGCTCGGCTCATTGCCCTACAAGCAGAAACTCAAGATCACGCACGGCGGCAAGTCGGTTATTGCCGAGAAACTTGATATCGGCGCGGGCGGCGGCCCGGTGCAGGGCCACCACCGGGCCATTGACCTTTGGTATCAGACGGCCGCCAAGTTGGGCATATCGGGCCTAGGCTTGGTAACGATTTCCAAGAACCTTGGCGCGATAGACGTGGGCGCCCAAAAGGGAGGCGGCAAGACGGGCGGCGCCGCAGCGGGAGACACGGGCGGCACCGGAAACGACATTCCGGCCGTAACGCTTCGAGGTACAACCGCAGGCGGCCCGGACATGAGCCTCGCGGACACCCTCGCAGCACTTAGCGCCCCGGCCCACGCAGCGGTCCTAGCAACACCCTCCTCGACAGACGACGAGCACCTTGCGACCCTGGAGGCGGCAATTCCCACGGCCTCGCATGCCCTACAGGCAGCACAGCGGGTCGCAAAACACGCGAAGGGAAAAAGGCGCCACGCCGCGCAGCAAAAGCTCAAGGCGGCAAAACAGAAGAAGCTAAAGGCGCAACACGCGCTCGCCACCTTTGAGGCGGGCCTGTTCCCCGCAGCCGATGGAACCGGGGCGACCCCGGACGACCAGACCCAGGCCCAGCTTCAGGCAGAGCAGCTTGCACAGCTTCAGGTCATCGCTGACAACCTCAAGATTCTCGTCCAGAACACGCAGAACAAGTACAACGTCAGCCAGTCGAATCTAATGGTTCTCAAACAAGCGATCGCCGACGTCGCCAGCGGCCAACTTGGGGGCAAGATCGGGCTCGGTTTCCAGAGTCCGAGCTATGCGGGTGGAACCGCTAGATATTGAGCGGCTTCCGGCTCACCCTCGACAACGCCATAGAGAACAGCGCCAACTCTCCGCTTGAGCTCTCGAGCCCGGATGGTTCGCTGGGCGGGGGAATCTTGCTGATGAAGCAGGAATACCCGCCGGCCGAATCCCGCGCGCTGTGGGCGCGGTCGATCGACACCGAGGGCGCCTCGCGCCCCTCCAAGTCACGGGACATCCGCGACATAAAGCTTGAGCTTCGCCTAGCGGAACCCTCCGACCCCGCATCGACCAATCTCGTCACCAACCCGGACTGCGCGATCGACACGACGGGCTGGACGAACTCAAGTCTCTCCACGATGGACAGGGCGATTCTGGACACCGCGGGACTGCCGATCAGTGTCCACGAACCGGGCTCCGACACCGCCCTCCGCTGCATCGGCTCCGCAAACGCCCAGCGCGCCTATGCGAGCGTTCCGGTCACGAACGGCACGACATACACCTTCGCGGCCTATGTCTATTTGGGTGCCAATACCGCCAACGGCGTAAGGCTCTCGGTCTACAACGCGACCCCGACGCTCAGGGCAGATTCGCCCACAATTACCACCGCTGGAAGCTGGGCGCGGTACTCCGTCACCTTTACCGCTGACTCCTCCGCGACTTGGCAAGTTGGGCTGGAGCAGGTAGGGGCGGGGGCTACCACCGCCTACACCACTGGGGCATGCCTCGAGGCATCCTCGACCGTCACGGCTTATTTCGACGGAGACACTCCTGGCTGTAGCTGGACCGGCGCGCACCAAGGCTCTACCTCTGCGCGCAAGGCACCCGGCGGCCAGCGCCTAAAGGGGATCATCACCGACCTTCAGAAGTCCTTGCAGAAGATCGACCGGGAGGGCGGAACGCTTCGGCTGCGGCCGCCCTCAGGGGAACTGGTCACCTTTGACATTCTCGACACGAACCTCGACGGCGAACTCGACGTCAGCTACCTCCGGGCGCTGAAGACGACCTGCAACGTTACCCTCACCGCAAAGCCTTGGGGCCGAGGGCCGGAAATCACCCTGCCGACCCACTCCGAGACAAGCCTCCCAGCGGTGATCGGCGTGGACGCGGGCATCAAGGGCGACGCTTCTGCTCTCGGGCGCCTCATCGTTCAGGAGAACTCGGGCGCCGACCAGTGGTATTTGCTCTGGGGCATCCAGTCCCGCTATTACGATTCGGCGGCCAGCGCTGCGCTCTATTGGGAGGCAGAGAACCTGACCCCACTCGGTTCGGCGGCGACAGCGGTTGGAACCGCAACGCCCTCGGGCAGCGGCAGCAACGTCGTCCGTTCCGGCCCGCTGTTGACGAACTACTCTGCGATCCTTTCGACGCAGGCCAGCCCCGGTGGCCCGCACCTATCGCATATCGGTGACTACAGGGTCTTCGCGCGCGTGATGTCTCGAGGTGGCAACACTGGAGCGGTCGACGTTGCGTTGCAATGGGCTGAGGGCGACTTTCGCAGAACCACCACCAACACCCCGCGATCCTTTGTCGCCTCAGACAATCGGCAAGCCTCATGGTGCCTTCTCGACCTCGGCCAGGTTCACCCTACAAAGGCAGTTGAAGGACCGCAGCGCTGGGAGGGACGCATCCTCGCGCGCTCCACAATCCCTGGCGACACCATCGACATTGACTACCTTTTCCTTGTACCGGTCAACGAGGGTTCGGGAGTGGTTCGGGTCGCGCCCCAGCTTGCCCAGCCGACAACCGTTTCTGAGCAGGACGCCTTCAACCAGGCTGCGGGAAACTTGGGCAACCTGTCGCTTGGTGCGGCGGGTTTGGTGGCGGGTCCGCGAAACGGTGGAACCTTCGTGGACGACTCCTCTGCCGGAAACACGGCTTGGTCAAGCCCAACCAACGCGGGCGCCCTGGATCAGAACTTCGCATCCGCGACCTTCCAAAATGAGGGAGATACGAGCCACTACCTGAAGGCAACCAATTTCGGCTTCGCGGTGCCCTCAACAGCCACGGTGACGGGAATCGTGGTTGATGTTGCTCGCTACGAAAGCGTCGGGACGGCGACCGTGGCAGACCTGGCCGTCCGCATCGTGAAGGGTGGCACCATCCAATCGGCCGACCGCAGCAACCTGTCAGCACCTTGGCCATACCAGGGGGTTGCCTATCAGTCTTATGGTTCGGCGAATGACCTTTGGGGAATTACTGACACGGGCGTCACACTCGTCAACGACATAAACGCCTCGAACTTTGGCTTTGCTATTCGAGCGAACTCAGCTTTTGGGGGCCACAGTCACCCCGGTACGGTGGCCAATATCGACCACATTCGCATCACGGTCTACTACACGGATGCGACAGGACAGACGTGGGCCACCAGCGGGGCCGCAACCGACATAGCTGTAGAAAGCGGCGGCCACACGGCGCAGAGATCGAAGTCGGGCGATGCGCAGCCTCGCTTCGCCATTGCCGGTACGGTGGCTCTCACCGATACGGTCGCCCGCCTTGATATGAAGACCTCGGCCCTTGGCACGACCGCTAACGGTCCCTTCAGCTGGCTCATCGCGCGCTACCAGGACAGCAGCAACTACATCTACGCGAGCCTCGCGTGGGGAACGCCCGCGATAACCGTCAATCAAGTGATCGGCGGAACAACGACCGTCCTGCTGCCAGCGAAGACGGTGCCGGTCAGCACCGGAAACTTCTACACGATGTATCTGGTCGTCTTTGCCTCAGGCAAGTGGCTTGTCTACTTCGGCGCCGCCAACGCTAGTCCCACGCTCATCGGCCAGGGCAGCGTCGGAGCGATTCCTGCCAGTGGTCAGATCGGCTTCGCAGACGAGCTCATAAGCGACGCCGCGACCCGCAACTACGACAACTTCGCTGCATGGATTCCTCCCACCGACGCCGCGATATTCGCTTCGCAGCAACTCGAAGCTCGCTACGACAAGGTAATCCGCCAGGACTCCTCAGCGTCCTACTGGACGCCCGTCACAAGCTACAAGGGTGACCTGTTCCTAGTGCCGCCAGCGGGTAGGGAAGGGAGGTCACTCCGAGCGATCGTCAAGGGCTGCCGAAATGACCCGACGACCATGACCGACCCGAACATCGACGATCTCGCCTACACGATCAAGTACCAGCCCCGCTACCACAAGATTCCAGAGGTCTGATCTAGGCAGCAGCGCGCGCAGCTTGGCGACGATCCCACGCCTTCTTGGCCCACTGGTAGATCGCCACGACGACCTCAGCAAGCAGCCTCAGCGCCCCAGCAAGCATCTCTAGCACCACCGCAAACAGAATCACGCAGGGAGCCTAGCACGGGAAGGTAAAGACACTGGACGACCGCCTCGCGGTTTCGATAACCGATGCCTCGGGAAACGTCTCGCGCTGGGCAAGCGATGCCTCCGACGGCAAAGACATTCCGGCGGGGCTGACCTTCTCAACGGCCATACCCGGGGGCTTCAAGGATTGCTCGCTTTCCTTACCCCGGGACATTGGCTTCGACTACCCCGACCTGAACCTCCTCGACACGATCACGGTCTTGGGTCAAGGCAACGAGACGGCCTGGGAGGGACGCGTGCAGGATTTGCCCCGCTCCCACGGCGATGCCTTCGGGGCAAACGTGGCGGCCGTTGGCTGGGCGGCGCACCTAAAGGACGACGCCAGCTTCCGCGAGGTCTACATCGACCGCGACCTTTCCCACTGGATACCGATGTCGGCCCAGCGGCGGCAAAACTTGCTGGGCGGTAATAGTCGGGTCACCGACTTCAGCGTGACCCCCGACACCACGACCGGGCTCCCCTCCATCCAATGCCAGCTTCAGGACGTCTGGGGCGCCCCATATGTGCCGATAGTCGAGGCGTGGTACGACTCTGGCCCGGGCCTGGCGATCGCCTTTTGCTACTACGACTTTCTGCCCTCGGGGAATGCCGTAGGTACGTGGGTAGCAGATTTCAGGTCGTCAAGCGATGACGTGCTTACCGCTAGCGTTTCAAGCGCCAACCTAGCCGCGAGCGGCGCCGTGGCGGGAACCTTCACGCCAGCCACCGCGCGGCGGTTCTTTGTCTTCCAGATGTACCCCGACCATACGCCCGGGGGAGACGCAGGCGCTTCCTTCCTGCACACCGTTCGCCATCTGACCCTCTACGGCAACCACGGCCTGAACACCTCGGGCACCGCACCGACCGACGGCTACCTGGCCTCAGATGTCGTTGCAAACGTCCTCTCACGGGCTGCGCCGCTCCTGAACTACACGACAGGTTCGGGGGGGAGTATCGAGCCGTCGAGCTTCGCAATTCCGCACCTGACCTTCCTCGACCCCGTTACGGCTGAGGACGTAATCCTCGCCACCAACATCTACGACCTCAAGGAATGGGGCGTCTTCGAGGGCACGACGACCGGCAAGCCGACCTTCTTCTATCGCACGCCCGACCCCGGCCGGCTGACGTGGGAGACGCGGCTCTCCGCTGGCGCCCACCTGGATCTAACCGGGGATTCGCTCGACAACATCTTCAACGGCGTCTTCGTCCGTTATAACGACCCTGCGGGAATCAGCCAGAGCGTCGGGCCGCCGGGTGCCAACGCCACCGCGACGGACGCCTCGCTTCAGGACACTTCTCCAACCAACCCCGTCAATGCCCACGGCATTCCCCGGCGCTGGGCACTCCTCGACGTGTCCCAGGTCACCACCCAGGCCGGCGCAATTCAGATCGGTGCTATCTACCTAGCCCAGAAAGCCCAGCCGCAGCGAAGGGGGCAGCTGACTGTCACCGCAACCGTCACCCATCCCACCGCAGGAGAGCGGCCGGTCTGGGCCATCCGGGCAGGCGACTACATCAAGATCTCCGACCATCCTGACGACATCGCAAGGAGAATCATCCAGACCTCGTACAACCACGAAACGCGCCAGATCACCCTCGACCTCGACAACACGGCCCTGAAGCTCGAGGCGATCCTCGAACGGCTAGGCATCTCGCTCCAAGGCGTGCTGTGAGCGATCGCAACGGCGCCACCAGTGTCAAACTGGCGCGCTGGCAAGGGAAGATGGAGCAGTCCGTTCGGGGGGTTCGCAACGATCTAGAGGAGCGCGACAAGCGCTATACCGAACGCGCCGAAGCCCAAGACAAAGCGGTCATGGCTGCGCTCGCAGCGCAGAAGGAGGCCGTGGCGGCCGCCCTTGCCGCCGCAGACAAGGCCGTCGACAAGGCCGAGACAACTGCGGAAAAATGGCGCCAGAACGCGAACGAATGGCGCGGAGCGATGTCAGACCGCGACCGCGAACTCCCCTCTCGCCGCGAAATGGAACAGGCGTTCGCCGCAATGGACAGCCGCCTCAAGCATCTAGAGAGTGACGCTGAACGGAGGCGGGGCGGCGAAGGTGCGGTGGAGTCCAGGGAGGGCAAGCGGGAAGTAATCCGAGGAGACCTCATCGCACTTGTGGGCGTCTTCGTGGGCCTCGCGTTCGTTGTTGTCGCCCTCCTTCACCACTAGAGCCCTAAGCCCTTCTAAGCGCCTCCGCGCAACCCCGGCGTGTGATTCCCCGGCCTAATCCACGCCTAGCCACCGAAAGGAGCCATGCGCTTCAAGCTCATTGACTGCTGCCCCGTACCCGCACCGCTGTATCCGATCCTGCTGCGGCTCAAGAAGGACACGGGCGCCGTCTACCAATCTATTTACCGCGGCACCGATGCCGAAGCATTGTTGCGGAAGTGCGGCAAGCACGATCAGGCTTGGCTCTATGCACATCTGCCCGCTGGGGAAGCCAACCCGCCTGGACGCTCGACACATGAGCTTCGCTCCGATGGGAAGCCATACCCCGGTCCCATAGGCCGCAAGCTCAAGTGGTGGCAGGTAGGAATCGATGTTGATAACGGCCACATTGCGGCGATGATCTCCGACGCAGCGCGACGTTACGGCTGGCAACTCTGGCGCCCCTACGGGGCGGGGGTCGAGTACCACCACCTGAACTTTCGGCGCCGACCCGCACGATGGCGCCTGTTTGTGCAACGCCCAAAGAGGGGAAGGAAGCGATGAAAAAGCTAAGACGGCTGCTCGCCCGGTTGCGGCGGCACCCTCAACCCAGTCCGCAGCGGGACCGCATACGCAAGGCGATCAATCGAGTGCGCCGAGCGCAATCTCCTCGTCCGCTAGTCAAGCCACTAGCAATGTTCGATGCGATCAGCGTCGACCAGATCCCAAAGGATGCGCAAGCGGTCGCGGGCTACACCTCCGGCAACTGGCCCACCTTCCCAGAGGTTCAGCGTAAGTTCCCGCGCGCCCACAAGCTCTCGATCGCGATCTCGGCCTCACACGATGCCGACTGCCTCGATATTGAGCGCGGTGATGCCAGCCCGAGCGATGCCCCGGGCTGGGTGAAGCGGCAGATGCCCCGCGTGAAGCGCCCGGTCGTCTACGCCTCGCGGAGCGACATGCCCGCGGTGCTTCGGAGCCTCGCCTCGGGTGGCCTCGGACGCTCCCGCGTTCGGGTTTGGAGCGCCCACTACACCTACAAGCCGCACATCTGCGGCCCGCATACCTGCGGAGCCAGCTTCCAAGCGGACGCGACCCAGTGGACTGACAAGGCTCGGGGCCGCAATCTCGACGAGAGCCTCTGCACCCCCAACTTCTTTAGCTAGTTCTTCTAGTCCACGAAAGGAGAAGCAAAGTGAGCAAGCTCGTCGCTGAGGTCAAGGCGTTCCTCGCCAAGGCCCCGGCCGTCGCAAAGTTCATCGTCGCTGCTGTTGGTATCGCAGTTAGCGTCGGCGTCCTGAGCGACCACAGTGCGCAGCTGGTGGTCGGTGTGCTGACGGCCCTCGGTGTCTACGCAGTACCAAACGCCTGACCTCGAACTACGCCCGCGGCGCCGACCGCGAGCGCCAGGTCAAAGAGCTCTACGAAGCCCGCGGCTATGTCGTTGTCCGCGGGGCCGGCAGCAAGACTGCCGACCTCGTAGCCGCGAAGCGGAGCTATCAGACCATCCTCATTGAGGTGAAGGCGACCAAGGCGGGGCCGTTCGCGGACTTCGGTCCCGCCAGGCGGAAAGAGTTTCTAGACACGGCCGCCAAGGCGGGCTGGGCACCCCTTCTCGTTTGGTGGCCGACTGACCGGAAGCATCCACGTTTCGTCACGGAGGAGGGATTCCCCGATGGGAAAGTACGAATGGCCGGAGGACGCGATCCTGAGGCGCGGAGTTGAGGCCAAGGGCGTCGAATGGGTAGCGAAGGAGCTTGGCGTCTCTAGCGCCAGCCTTCGCCGCCATCTGATCGCCCGCAGTTTGCCGACCCGCACCACAGCGCGCAAGCTAAAGCCAAGCGAAGCCCTGAAGAAGGTGGCAGCCCTTGCCGACTGATCGCCTTCTGATCGTCCCCGACGCACATGCGCCCTACCATGATGAACGTGCTTGGAGGCTGCTGAAGAAGATCGGACGCCATTTCGAGCCCCACACAATCATCCATATCGGCGATCTCGCGGACTTCTACACCGTGTCGTCGCACTCGAAAGACCCGACGCGAATCCAACAGCTTGAGGACGAGCTTCTAATCGTCCGAGGGCTTCGGGCGGACCTTGACAGGCTTGGGGCGAAGCGCAAGGTGTTCATCGAGGGAAACCATGAGGACCGTCTGCGCCGCTACCTGCAAGACAAGGCGCCTGAGCTCTTCTCGCTCGTAAGCACCGATCGGTTGCTTGGGCTGACCGCGAACGGTTGGGAGTTCGTGCCCTACCGGTCCTCGACCAAGATCGGCAAGGTCCACTTCACCCACGACACCGGCCACTCGGGCAAATACACGACCGCCCGGGCGCTGGAGACCTTCCAGCATTCGGTTGTCATCGGCCATCACCACGCCTGCCAATACATGGTCGAGGGGGATGCGACCGGGCGCTACCGGATCGGCGCGCAGTTCGGTTGGCTGGGCGATGTAAAGCGCGTGGACTACCTGCACAAGGTCAAGGCCCAGAGGCAATGGTCGCTCGGCTGCGGCATTGGCTACCACGAACGCAAGACCGGGGCCGTCTACCTCACGCCGCTGCCGTTCGTCGGCTATAGCGCATGCGTCGAGGGAAAGGTGCTGAGCGCGTGACGACCCAAACCACAGACCGGGAAAGTCAGCGAGTGGTTGTGCGATGGGAACGGAGCGGCCCCGTCGTCTACGCCACGGTGTATACCGATGCCCAGGCCAAACGGGGCATAGAAGCCTGCCGGCGCCGCCACCCCACGAGCGATGTCACGGTGGTCGAGGCGATCAAGCACATAGCAGAGCACCCGGCGAAATGAGGGATTGCCGCTGCGAGATCCCAATTGAATCGCCGAATCCGCGACGGGAGGGGAGTTGCGTCCGTTGTGGCTTCGCGATAAATGAGGCTTGGAGTTCAAATAACAAGACCGTGGCAGAATTCTTCGGGCGCCTGAAGGAGGCGGTGCCCTTCGACCCCGCCATTGATCCCCTCATCGCCGAGGCGCGTCGACGCGAGCTCGGGGGGCGCAGGCGATTTGGAAACAGCTTTCATGGCCGGGAGAACTGGCGCGAGGGCTGCGAGGAGGCAGCGGACGGAGCGCTTTACGCGATGCTGCAAACGCTCGTCAACCGGAGGAAGGGAGAGAGCCAGGAGATTGCACTCGCCCTAACTGCCGCGCACCATTTCGCCAAAGCCCACGAAGCGCTGCGGCGACTGGGGACTCATGACGTTCACGCAATCTCAGACTTTGCGGCCGAGGACGCCTTGGCCCACCAAGACCTAGCGCCACATCGAGACGGACATATCTCTCCGCCGTCCGCGGCGCGGGACTAGCTAGTAAAGACGACCGGTCCCGCTGCCTCCTAGCTAGGCGGCGGGGCCGTCGCGCCTCAGCGTTGGTTCCCACCATTCATCGGTGAAGAAGCTGCGGCTCAGACCGCAGGCTTCGGCTATCGCGTTCAGGATCGGTTCTCGAGGCCCGACCTCACCGCGTTCCCAGCGCCCTATCTCACCGCCGCTGTAGCCGATCAGCTTGCCCAAATCTTCCTGGGATTCGAGGCCGGCGATCGCGCGGGCTGCCCGAATGCGACGTCCGACAACTTCCGGAAACTCCTGCAATTGCCATGCTTGAGCGGACATTGCGTGATAAATCCTTCCACCGAAACGCATCTGCTCTCATTTTGTGTTATTCTGCAACACCGAGGATGAGGGAGAGCGAGAGACAGGCGTGATCGGGCAGGGTCTCCTCGTCCTCTTCGCCGTCTTTGTTGTGGTGCCTGGGA